CCCACTGCGGGTAAACTTAGGTTCTGGTGCAAAACTCTCCGTAAAGAGGCTGAGAATCGGTCTGAGGTATCTTCATCTGCAGCCCGAGCAACCGATTCCAGGTCAGCCCAAGATATTAAATTAGATGCTGAATCTCATGCTAGGTACGTATTAGCTATTGATTTAGAAGAAAAAAAGGAGCGCTTCCATGCGCTGCGTAACCATTATATGGGGCTATTGACAGCTGATTCCCAAAGACTGGGCTATAAACCTGAGCATTTTTTGTCCGAACAAACACCTGGTTCCAAAGATCAGTTGTGGGTCAATAATTATGTGCAATATTTTAATCAAGAAACCCCGGCTAGTACGAAAGATTATTTAAAGCGTCTTCGAAACTCACTGGCTCCGGGATTTTAAATTTCGCAACCAAGAGAGGGCAGCTAGGCATAAACCAAGCAAACCACAGCCCAAAGTCAAAGCTTAAATTTCTTTCAATTAACCCTTGACGAATATATTTTCTTATATGCCACTTCATAGTCTCAATTTTTTTATGGCGCAACTGAGCTATACTATAAGCCGTAGCATAATGTTCGAAAGGAATTCGGCCAGTAGGGTGATGCTCACGTAGCATTCCTTCTAGTTTTAATTGGGCATTAGGAGTGCCGGCCAAGCGTTGCAGCTCGGCCTGTTTCCATACACCCAAAAAATCCTCATTCATTTCACTCTTCGTAACCATTGATTTTTTTCCTTAGTGTTGTTATCGTTCATCAGCCTTTGGACGTTCTGCTTGGTTTGCAACAACTGCTCTAAAGGTTCGGGTGTGGTGTCAATGCCGCCAGAGTTTGTTGTAGAACTCCTGTTAGATGGTGCTCCTTTGTTTCCGCTGAAGGCTATAAATTGTTCAGTACACCCGATTATTTCTCTCATAGCTTCATCATGTTGTTCTAAGGCTTCTGTTAGCTCGCCTAACAGCCAACCGATTGGCTCATTTATCCAGGTGGTGGCACGGGCAGCAGTCCAGGAAGGCGGTAAAACCTGCCTGGCGCAATATAAAAGCTGCAAAAACCCGTCTAACATTTCCACGGTGGCTAAAAATAACTGGTCGTTTGAGTTACTCATCGCAGCTCCTCCCAAGATTTATCATCTTCAGCCCGTCTAAGGCTGGAAGAAATAAAACCAGTAAGCTCTAAACGCAAACCTAAAGGGGAAATACAATAAGATTTTCGGTGCCAGTTTAAATAATTTAATTGTGTTTTAAATCCTAACCGCACGCCAATAAAATGCAATGAAATATTAGGATCGCTCAACAAAGCTTCATTAATCTTAAGTCGCATTCGGTTCGCTAATGGCTTAAAATCGAAATCATTGGAAGCACACAATTGCAAGAATTTTCTTCGAGACATATCACAGCGACTGGCAATTGTATCAATATTATCAGACCACCCTTTGTTTTCCGCGCGCAAAAAGGTGTTATAAAAATCGGTTTTTTTCATATTTCCCCCTTAAACTACATAGTGATGAGTATAAGAAGGGGATAAAACAGCCGAAGTAGGTATAACTTTAGCGTCTGTTGCTTCCGGATTAGCGCAGGACACTAATGACATGGCCAAAGTTAAAATTAAAATAAAATTTCTCATGCTAAAACTCCTTGTTTTTCTTGTTCCATGTGATTGAGGCAGTATTGCGTCCTAATATGCTGCGGCATCGCACAAGCTGCAAGCGATAAGGTTAAAACTAGTACCATTAGTTTCATGTAGGTCTCCTTGTTGTTGTTAAAAATTACTTTGCGTTGGGGTTTACGACATAAAGTTTGGGTGTAGATAGGTGATCTTCAGAAGAATAACCGAGCTCTCGTCGCATAGCTTTAAAAAGCAAGCCCCAGTTTTCTTCATTTTGTTGGTCTAAAAACCTTTCGATAGTGCTTATTAAGTTCTCAGATGCGCAAATGCACAGCTGGTAGTAGCACATAATGAAAGATTCACGATCCTGTTTATCACCACCTTCCAAATATCCGGCACTATATTTAGCCAAATCGGTAACGATATTTTTTAAAGTTGACATATTTTCTCCTTGTTGTTAAAAATTAAATTGCGTCCAGCACCTTAGGGGCGTTAATAAGAATACGGTCAAGCTTTTGCGTCAAAGACGGATGTTGTTTACAGTTACTGCACACCAGAACAACTAAGTTTTTGTGATAAACCTCAGCACTATATTTGTCATTAAGGTGAGTGGGGCAGAGTAGGCAAGTAGTCATATTAAAGTCCTTAAAATGGCACATCCTTGTGCCGGTAGGTTATTGTTCAGTAGTGGAGTTATCAGGCTTAGCTTCCACTTTATTTGCTTCCCGCCATTGGGCATAAGTCTTCGATGCAGCCGTTCTAGCCTCGTCAATCATATCGGTGAGCCTTTGTTCTCGCTGTTCGGGATCTTCGGGTTTATTGGGATTTGAGTTTATTAAAACGATGGTGAAGGCCTCGTTTAACAAGCTCGTCATGAACATGTCGCCGTTCGCAGCTTCGCAAGCAGCCGAGTTCAGCACCTTGCCAAACACATGCCCTTTGTACATGGAGCTTGGTACTTCTCTGCCCGATTCTGTATCGATTATTTTAATAGTCATTTTTAGTTTCCTTAGGTTGGTTAGTGTTAGGTAGGGGAGTTATCATCTCGCTCACTTTCCTCGTGGCATTCCATCGCAGCCGTCAAAGCTTCGGCAATAATATTTTTTAGACCTTGTTCGGGCTTTGCTTTGGAATGTTTCTTCTCGTTAGCTAAAATGAAAGTGAAAAGATCCGCAAACAAAGCAGTGAAAAAAAGAGGCCCGTCGTCAACGGTGCATGAAACCTTGGTGACAGCTTTGCCTATCACATGGGCCTCATAGGAAGGGATAGGTATTTCCTTTCCTGATTCCGTAAAAGTTATTTTGTAATCCATTTGAGTTGCCTTTTTAATCATTTTTTTCTCCTCTTGTTGTTGTTAAAATTTTTAAATAGCGCAAAAAATCATTTTGCTGCGTTTGGATCTCTTTACGATGCTTCAGCTCAATTTCAAGCACATTTACTTTGTGCTTTAAGTCTCTAATTTGCACATTTAATTCGTGGATGGAATCAAGGTACTGGTCCGTTTTGTCTTTAAATTTAAACATCAGTATTGGTCTCCTTGTTTAGTCATATTTTTCTCCTTAAAGAGGGTAGGTTGCTGGTTGGTCATCAAGGTAGGTCAAATCCTCATCCGATAGGGGTGATGAAGAGAATAAACCTAGGTTATGGCTAAATCCGGATTCGTGCAAAAGTTCTTCAGGGTTCATTTGGTGATCTCCTCTATGATAGATTGGGTGCGATAAGCGTTTGGTAACATGCCAGTGTGGTAGCGGAAAATACTATTATAATATGCCCGAGAAGTGGGTTTTAAACCGCATTCCTGCATAATCTGCGGTACTGGGATGGACGGGTCAGTTAAGAGGATCTTGGATCGTCGTACACGCTCTTGGATCGTCAAAGCAGTAAAAGACGATTTTTCCTCCGCCAAAAACCGAGACAGCAACTTTTCATCAAGGTTTAGTGCTTTTGCTACAGCTGGCCGTTTGGGAATGGGTGTGGAGCGCGTTAATAGTGCTTTCACTGCCTCAACAACCCATCGAGTATTTTTTAATTGACGCAGAGCTTCATGGGAATCAAAGGTTTCTTGTGATTCCTTTAAATCAAAATGATAATCAGGTTTCATAGCTCACCTCCTTGGCTTTGATACCAAATTACAAAGCAAAAGATTTCGCCTACTAAACCAAGATCTAAATGACGCAAGTCACTTTCATGTTTGTTAGCGTAATCACAGAAGGAGTTTTTGAAGTCATCAAATACTGAACGTACTTGAAGAGGGGATTGTAGGTTTTCCATTGGTTCGTCCTTAAAGTTTGTTGTAGGTTCCTTCACTTTATCTTTGTTTTATGTACTTGTCAACATGATTAACGTCATTAATTTAATTAATATGATTTGTAGGTGGTAATATCACGCAGGTTTTGGGGTTTGTATATAATGTATAGGGATTTGATATTAAGGGTTTGTTTTTTGTGTGGGGTTTTTGCACCTATTTTTCTTTACGTTGGTAACACGCGTGCGTACCGGTTATACTCGGCCAATGAGCGGTTATTCAGCAAATTCAACCTCGGTTCACTTGACCCTAGAACGATTCCCAAGTGACTTGGCGGTAGTTGTGTTGTCTGTAGCTGCGCTAGGTGTGGCGGCAGTGATTTGTTGGCGCAACGTTGTCGATATTAGCCAAAGGGACTTGGCCTCACCGCTTGTTCAGCATTCGCTACTCAGCCCTATTGATTTGGCACCAGAACCGAGTGCATCAGAACGACTATCTGCTGCGCTTGGTCAAATAGGTTTTTAGCTGATTTGGTCAATAATTGAACTAACCAGCTTTCATAAGTGAGTCCTACTGCTCACAAAACTTCACAAGATTCAAGCTGATGGCCCATTTGAGGGCTGTTTACGGCTTGCATTCTCGCAATCAGCCTTGAGTACATCCAGATCCAATGGCTGGACAGTCAGTGATTCGAGCCAAGTTGACACTGCGTTGAGAAGACAGGAAGCATACAGCTCGAGGTCGTACTTAGAATGATCCACGTTGAACCCAAGGTCATCACCAATGGTTGTGTTGATCTCAACTCGGAAGAAGTTGGGTGTGTTCGAAATGGGCAGCACCTCAAAGCTAATTTGAGAAGTGAGCTGAATGACATTGGACGCTTTGATCACAGGCATGATAGGATCTCCTTAAGAATAGATTAAGTAAGGATACCATAATGGACCAAAAAGATAACAGTGGAGCCCTATTTCCTGTAGAAAACCCGAGCTCAGAGAAGGCACCCACCCTGACAGGGAAATGTACTATTAACGGATCGGCCCTCCGAATAGCAGCATGGACTAACACCTCAAAAGCCGGCAAAAAATATATCAGCTTGAAGTTTTCGCCTGACGAGCCTTGGAATCCGGATGCAAAAAAATCCGAGCCTAAGGGTAACGTGTTGGTAGATGATGATTTGCCATTTTGACAAAATTTGACCAAAAGATAATAATAGTTTAAGCTGTCGTATGAAAGAGACTGAGCTCCACAAGCTACTTGTGAAAGCCATAGAAGCAAAATACCCGGACTTATTGTTTTGGCATACTCCAAATGGGGGTAAAAGAAACCCTCGCGAGGGAGCTAAATTAAAGGCCATGGGTACGAAGGCTGGTGTGCCAGATCTCTTTTTTCCTGTACCTACCGGGAAGTTTAACGGCTTGTTTATCGAGTTAAAGGGTCCAAGGGGCCGTATAAGTGATCATCAGAAACGAATGATGACGAGCTTAACGGATCAGGGCTATCGATGTGAAGTCATGTCAGATTATGAAAGGACGATGGAACTAATTGGGGAATATCTCAATGGCTCTTACGCCCGACCAACCAAGAACGATTGACGCTGAGAAGCTCAAGAATTTTCACCAGCAACTAATGCTTGGTTTAGAACCAACACAGGCAGGCAGATACTGCCGTGCGCTAGACATCTGTCTTAGAAAGGGTGCTCACAACCAGTACAGAGAAGAAGTATGTGTGCCCTTGATGCTCCGTTGCTGTGCTGCAGGGTACACACTTTCAATGATCGCCGCTGAGTTCGGTGTATCCGCTTTTACCTTGCGTAACTGGCGCAAACAATATCCCGCATTTCAAGAAGCATATTTGCAAGGCAAGGACATGCGTCGTGCTCATTTGGACACAGCTGCTTTGTCGAATCTTGAAAATCCTAAATTTAATGATCGATTGCTTGACGGACTTTATGCAAGAGAGTTCCGAGATCAAGCAGGAGACGCCAAGGTGAAAATTAAAGGTTTATCTGAAGCGACCAATGAAAAAGAGCGTGTGCTGCTAGTGCTAGACGCAATAAGCAAAGGCTATCTCACTGCTAAACAAGCAAAAGAGCTCTTAGGCAGCTTGAAAGAAGCCGCTGAGCTGGAATCAATCCCAGAGTTAAGACAACAACTAGATGATATAAAAGCAAAAGTATAGGAGAAACAATGGCTTACACAAGACGGGAACGTGAAACACGAAAAAAACCAGGTGGTGGATCTGCAGGAGATTATCCTGGCCAGGTTACAATGGGCAATGTAATAGGCTTACCTGGGTCTTATCCAATTACCAAAGATGGGCGCATAGACATGGGCCGAGTTAACGCTTTGCTGAGCCTAGCTCATCACATTGATAACAATTCAAAAGAGAGAAAGCTAAAAGAGGCCACTGCAGATTATTTGGCTGACCACGGGTACAAGAAGAAAGCAGAAGATATCCGTTACGACATTAACAACTAATAACAATACAAGCAGGAGAAATATATGAGCTTTATGAATCATTTGCGTAATGGTCGCAAAACCACCCACAGAGATGTGGAAATCAAAGACGGTGTTCGTCATGACCACGGCAGCCATTATGGCAAAGGCAAAGGCGATGAGTCTATGACCCATATCGATTATGCGCATTATAAAGGCACAGATAAAGGTTACAAAAGCAAAACTTACGGCGGAGCGCACGGTGACTATTCTGAATCTCACCGCGATTTTGAAGGCAGCGAACGTCATTCAAGACGTCATCGCTTGCATGAGCAAGATCAACGTCATGATCAGCACATGGATCCACGTCATCACCATGAAATCATCCACGGACGGTAATGCGTGATCTCCAACGACAAATCAATAAAGTCGCTCGCCAAGCCACGGGCGACTATGATTTTATGGAGGCATTTTTTGCCGACAATGAAGCAGACGCAGAAAGGCAACTGGCTGAAATTAAAGATGAGCATCAGGGATCAAACGGATTGATCCTTTATTTTCAAAGGAACCTATATGAGCCTAAGCAAACAACAAATGTACAACATGATGGGCGTGAGTAACGCGTTCGTTGTCTTTAAAAACAGCGAAAACTGGTTGATGCAGTATTTGCTAGAAGAAAATTTTAGCCATGTAGCTATGATTTTGTATTATTTGGATCAATGGATAGTGGTAGACCCAGCATTCGATTCGGTTAAAACGATATTTGGTGTTGGGGAATTAGATCATTATTTAGATCTTTGTCTTGAGCAAGGTCAAACTATAGTCAAAATCGATTATCAGTGTGAAAACGAATTCAGCCTTATTCCATGGCCGCGCATGATGACTTGTGTATCCATGATCAAAGCCGTCCTAGGTATCGGTCGCTTTTGCTTAACACCTAAAGGCTTGTACAAACAATTAATCAATCATTACAAAGGGGAAATATATGGGAGACAGCAGCTCATCACAGACAACACCCAACCCGAGGCGGGATTACAGCGCAGCGAGTGAGGCTGAGGGAGATAAACTTCGTTCTGATGCTGCAACGCAGCAGGCAAAAATAAATGCTCTTAATTTGGCTAAAAAAGGCGGAGGTTTTGTTTCGAAAACCGATATGTATACCGCCCCAGGATTAAGACAGTGGGACACAAGCACTGAAGCAGGTCGCAAAGCTGCTGCTCGTTATCCTGGTGGACCCGACACAGTGGAAAAAGTCGGCGGTTCTTTTGCTGATGCTGAAGGAGATTACACAACAACAGATTCTTCGCGCCCTTGGTATGATCAAGCACTAGCTGGTGGAACTATGCCTGACAAAGTCACAGAAGGATATTCAGGGCCAGGGTGGACCCCAGGATCTGCTGGTGACCAAGCGATTAAACCCGGTGCTGCCGTTCAAGACACTGGAGTTGCCACTAATTTGTCAGACACAGGTCAAGGGAGTACCAGCACAAGCATGTGGGGTGCAGCTAATGCAGCGGCACGACGTGGTACAGCGCAACAAAATTTAGATGCAGCAATGGCTAAAAAGCGTGTTATTGGTGGTGATCAAAGTACTTTAGGTTAAAATTATGCATGATAATGGTTATACAAAGCTTCCGCCCAAAGATCGTATTGAGCGTTATGAAAAAGCTTATCAACAAGCCTCTTTATGGTATGGCAAACTGCAAATAGCATATCAACTTACCATGCCTACCAGGGCTGAATTTACTATAAAATATAAGACCCCTGGGACGCCTTTGTATAATCATGTATATAATTCTACGCCTGTCCGCGCTTTATCACATTATGCATCTAACCTAAGCTCTTTGCTTTGCCCTAAAGGCAGTAATTGGGCGAAATTAACTCCCTCAAGACGAACTGAAGAGTTAGCCAAAGAAGGCAAAATTGATTTGCACGAAGCGAGAGCACAATTAGCTAAAGTTGAAGATCAAATGTTTGAGGCAATTGATAAATCTAATTTTCATCAAGCGACTCATCAAGCGATGATGGAAATGGCGATATCAACAGGTGTCATGTTGATTCAAGCTGGGCCCAGTATTGAAGAGCCTGTGCGCTATACTGCAGTTCCATTGCATGAGATATGTTGCGAACCAGGCCCTGATGGCACTATACAAAACGTGTATAGGTATTACAAGATGCAGGCCCGTTTAATTCAACAACAATGGCCGGAAGCACAGCTACCTAATTCCGTGATGGACGCTTTAGAAGATGACCCAACCAAAGAAATCGAGCTAATTGAAGGAACCATGTTTCACCCTGAGCTTCCAGAAGAACATCAGTGGTGTTATTTTGTTATGGATAAGGCCGCTGCCGAAGATATCTATGTAGATTATAGAGATTTTAGTCCATGGGTGGTAGCTCGCACCGGTGTATTGCCGGGCGAGACTTTTGGCCATGGACCCGTCCTCCAATCATTAAGTGATATAAAATTACTTAATAAGATGTCTCAAGACTTAATTCGCTATAATTCTTATCAAGCAGGTCCCATGTGGGGTGACAGCACAGGTAGTTCCATTAATTTCTACACTGCCAATCTTGAGCCTGGAGCAGTTATTCCAGTTGCTGCCGGTCCTAATGGTCAATCTACACTGTTCCAGATACCTGTCACTGGTAATGTAACTTGGAATGCTCAGCAAATCCAAGCTTTAGAAGAATCAATCCAAGAAGCCTTGCAGGTTAACCCATTACAAGCAGAAGACCCCAAAGGGGATAGGACTGCATATGAAATTCAGCAAAAACAAATGGAATGGCAGCGGCAAAACCAAGCATTAGAAGCGAGAAGTGAAAAAGAATGGCTTTGGCCTATTCTAGATAAAACCTATCGCATTATGGCAAAGTGGGGTTATTGGAAATCTTATAAACTCGATCAATCAATGGTTAAAGTAGAATTTCAATCTCCTTTGAGGCAAATGCGTGGTAAAACCGAAATTTCCAACCTAATGCAATCTGTGCAACAATTGGCAGAAGTTGTGGGACCGGAGTTGGCTCAACAAATGCTTGTATACAATTATCAAGTTGACAAGTTGGGACAGTTTATTGCCATGAACAATAACGTGGACCCTGAATTAATACGGTCTGATTTAGAGAAAAGTAAAATTACTCAAATGGCTACCCAAGTAGCACAACAGCCACCACAAACAGCACCCGTTCAACCTACGCAAGGAGCACCTATAAATGCAGGACAAACACCAGCCGGTTGATGATTTGACCGCAACCGCCTGCGCCATAGATGGCGAGGAAGCAAAAAAAAGAAATTTTGAAGCCCAACAGATTTGCGCCATGGCGTATGAAACGTTTAACACCACTTCTGGTAAACTGTTTTTGCAAAAAATTAAAAGTGAAGCATCCAGGCTATCTCCTATAAAACCAAATGGGGAATTGAAATCTGATCGAGAGCTTTTACATGACACTGCTGTCTATGGCTTTGTCTTAAAACTTGAATCGCTAGTTCAACAACATATAACCAACATGGGAGGTGGAAATGTCTGATGAAGCAATGGGAAGTGGTGAAAGCGCGCAATCTGCACCAACAACACAAACTGCTATGGTAAATGACCATAGCACAGAGGTAACTCCGCAGGGAGCTGTAGATGCTTCAAGCGGGAAAGCACCGATGCATGGCACTTGGGAGTATTCAGACGGAGTCCCGGGATCCGGAGAACGCCCAGAGTATTTGAAAGGTCACTTTAAAACTGTGGAAGATCAAGCGAAAGCGTATGGAGAACTACAAAGTCATCATGATCGCACTTTAGCTGGCTTTAAAGGTGCTCCAGAGAATGGTTACGAGTATGAGGTGCCGGTGGATTATAAAGACAAAGGTTATCACGGCCCAGATTTTAATACTCCGGACGGCCAAGAGTTTTTGCAAATGTGCGCAGAACACAAAATGTCTCAAGAGTGCTTGAACGATGTCGTTGATACTATGGTGGAGCAAAGGGCCATGGAGGTGGAAGAAAATCAAGCAATGTTTGACGACTTTCACTCTCAATACATTGAAATGGAAGCAGAGAAACTTGGACCGGATGCCGCTCGTATTGCTGAAGGAGTTGCATACAAGTTAGGCCAAATCCCAGGCGTTTCACCAGAATTGGCTGAAGCGGCAATGGATGGGATGAATAATGCAGCGGTTATTGCTTTGATTGATAAATTAACGGAACATCGTAATTATAATACTATCCCTCAGTCAGCCCAGGCCCCTGAGCCGCCCTCGGCTAATGAAAGACAGGAAATGTTAAATTCCATGAAAAATTTGCGAGGAGATAAGCTATTAGAAGCACAGAGAAATTATTTGTCTTCATTGAGAAGTCAAGTTGGTGATGGTGCTTACAAGCCTTAACTTAGAGGAAAACTTGTTTTCATTTTTGGCTTTTAAGTGAGCTTCCCTCATTTCGCGTTCTTTATATGTAGGGGCTGCACGCATAAGCTCGCTAAAGCGAAGCTGTTCCCAGGGTTTAGAGCAAATTTTACTGGCTTTGCGTTTCATTAATAGTGTATAATCTAGTGGCATATTATCGTCCTTTATGCTCCGTGGTGCAATTCTGTAGGTGAGTTGCACCACTTTTATCATGGAAATGATAAGTTATCCACTTTCCCCCCTCTTTATCCACTGTTTTGTTAACATAATATTGGTCTGGCAAAAATTTGACCGAATCTTAATAGTGTGTTAATGTAACCATGAGGCCTGATTTACATTGGCATCCTCACAAAACTTAAAGCAATAGAAGCAAACTGGCCTAGGCCGGCAATTGAATATAGCGCTCATAACTTTAACTTTTATTTGAGGAGGCAAAATGCCAATTTCTTTATCAAATGTTGCGGTGGAAGCATTCCGTGACCAATTTACCAACGTTTATCAAGCAGCTGCTGTTTTAGGTAACACGTCACAATCTGTCATGTCAGTTGTCGGCGAAGCGTACAAATGGCCTATCCAAGGCGCAGGCTTGATGGTAGAGCGTGGTGCATTCCAAAGTTTACTTCCAGTTAGCGATATAGATTACAACCAGGTTACTACGACTTTCGACAACTATGTTCTTAACCTGCCCGTTGATATTTTTCAACAAGCGGAATTAAACATAAATGCAATGCAATCGCTTGGTTCAGTTCATGCTAAAGCAGCTGGTCGTCGCGAAGATCAATTCATAATCGATGCTTTAAACACAACAACTACATCGCCAATCGCCGCCGATGGAAAAAACATGACGGTTGAAAAGATCGTGGCTGCCGCAACTCAAATGGATGAAGCAAATGTAGATGCGGATGATCGCTTCTTAATCATGACGCCATCACAGCTAAAATCTTTGATGTCCGAAGAAACAGCTACAAGCACATTATACGTTAATAATCATGTACTGATGAACGGGCAGATTGACACCTTTATGGGATTTCGTGTCATCACCATCGGAAATCGTGATACCGGCGGACTACCAAAAGATGGCGATAACCGTACTTGTTTTGCCTGGCAAAAGGACGCTGTTGGTCGTGCTTACAGCTTGAATCCTCACACGGAAGTAGACTGGAGCCCAGCTCACCAAAGCTGGCTAACGATTTCTAGAATGCGTTGTGGTGCCAGTGCTTTATTAAGTGACGGTATTGTTCCAATTCTATGTGATGAAACAGCTTAAATTTAGGAGAATAAATAATGGCTTTTGACAATCAAAAATGGGCTCGCTTTAGTGCGGGCGAATATAGCGCCAACGGAATTGTTGGTTACACTTATAAAAATGACACCGAAACTTTGGCAGACATTAAAGCTTCGGGATATTTTGACGCTGCTGATGATGTCTTAGTAAAAGATGACGTGATTTATGTTTTAGGTAGCGATGGACATGACTTGCTTTATGTTGTGAGTTTAGATCCTGTGGTCACTGGTGACTACATTGACGCTAGCGCACCTTCTGTACCAGACGGTTCAATAACAACTGCAAAACTCGCTGACGAAGCTGTTACGAGTGCTAAGCTCGCAGACGGTGCGGTAAGCGGCGCAAAAATAGCGGCATTAGGTGTAGCAGCTGGTAAGTATGCAGCTGGTAGTATTGCTACTGCAGACATAGCCGCTTTGGCCATAACCGGTTCACTTCTCGCTGGCGG